TGTACAATTTTACTCCGCAGGCGCGCGCATAACGGGTGTACATGGGAGGGGGTGGGGTAGGCCGAGAAAAGGGGGTGTTTTTATGGCAACAAGGCGGGAGTTAACCAAAGAAGAAAAAATCAAGAAAGAAATATCCCGAATTAAGCGGGCTTTGAAGGACTTAGACAAAAATAAATTAACCGTTGTCGAACCCCTTATCAAGACGGCGGCGTTTATGGCCGTTTCACTTCCGGAACTCGAAGCGACGATAAACGAAAACGGGTTTGTCGTTGAATACAAGAACGGCGAAAACCAATACGGCACAAAACAATCGGACGAAGTAAAAACCTTGCTTGCAATGCAAAAAAACTTATGTACAGCTGTAAAAACGCTTGCGGACATCGCCCCGGCAACAAAGAAAAAAGATAGCCGTTTGAAAGACATAATGGGCGAATAGAAATGCCTTTCGCAAACTACATTTTCGAATACGCCGACGCTATAAAAACGGGGCGCGTTACCGTCGGAAAATGGGTTAAGCTTGTTTATAAAATACTGATTTCGGGCTTAGAAAGCGGGCGTTGGTTCTTTGACGCGCGCAAGGCAAATAAAGCGATTAAATTTATCGAAAACTTTTGCCACCATTCAGAGGGGCGCAACGACCTTTTGAAACTGGAACTATGGCAAAAAGCCATTGTTTCCGCGATGTTCGGCATAATAGACGACACGGGATACAGGCAATTCCGCGAAGTATTTATCATAGTTGCCCGCAAAAATGGGAAGACGCTTTTTGCGGCGGCGATTATAGCATATATGACCTATCTTGACGGCGAATACGGCGCGAAAGTTTATTGTCTTGCGCCGAAGCTTGAACAAGCGGACTTGGTATATGACGCCTTTTATCAAATCGTCAAAAGCGATGATGAATTGGGCGACGAAAGCCTTACAAAAAAACGGCGGTCGGACATATACATAGCAGAGCTAAATACAAGCGTTAGGCGGCTTGCGTTCAACTCCAAAAAATCCGACGGGTTTAACCCGCACTTGGCTATATGCGATGAAATCGAAGCATGGCCGGGCGACGCCGGACTAAAGCAATACGAAGTTATGAAATCCGCACTTGGAGCGCGTCGGCAGCCGATTATATTAAGCATATCGACCGCCGGATATATCAACGACGGAATCTACGACGAACTCATGAAACGCGCTACGGCGTTCTTGAAAGGAAACAGCGAAGAAGCCCGGTTACTTCCGTTTCTTTACACGATTGACGATGTAGAACGTTGGGACGATTTAGAGGAATTAAAGAAGGCAAATCCGAATTTAGGCGTTTCCGTTTCAGAGGATTTTTACATAGAAGAAATCAAAATAGCCCGCATTTCCCTATCAAAAAAGGCCGAATTTCTATGTAAATACTGCAATATTAAGCAAAATTCATCGGTTGCATGGCTTGACCATCAAGACGTAGAAGAAATATCAGGGGGAAAAATCAAGCTTGAAGATTTCGCCGGGTGCTATTGTGTCGGTGGTATCGACCTTTCGCAGACAACAGACCTTACGGCGGCTTCGGTGGTTATCGAGCGGGACGAAAAGCTATATGTTTTTACACAATTTTTCATGCCCCGCGACGGGTTCGAAAAGGCTTGCGAAAACGAAACGGACACAAAGTACGAAATACACCACAAGAGCGGATACATTACGCTTTCAGGGGAACACTTCGTCGATTACAACGATGTTTTTAACTGGTTTATGACACTTCTAAAGAAGTACAAAATACGCCCCCTTAAAATCGGCTATGACCGTTATTCGGTGCAATATCTTGTACAGGACTTAGAAAGAGCGGGATTCCATACGGACGATGTATTTCAGGGGACTAACTTATCGCCGATATTAAAAGAATTCGAAGGCACAATCAAGGACAAAAAAGTTGAAATCGGCGATAACGAACTATTAAAGGCGCACTTCTTGAATGTTGCCGTTCAGATAAACAGCGGTGACGGACGAATGAAACCCGTAAAGATAGAACCACGCTTGCATATTGACGGCTTTGTTTCCGTCATAGACGCGCTTACCATGCGAAGCAAATACCATTCCAAAATAGGACAACGCCTTAAAAACAAACAGAAAGAGGGGGTGAAAAATTGAATTTCCTATCAAGATTTATAACACGCTTCAAACGAAGTATGCACATTATATTCGGTCGAAGCGAAGTCGCCCCGTCCGGATCGCTACGTGAAAACGAAATCGTCGGAGCGGTGGCAAACGCTATCGCTTCGAATGTCGGGAAACTTGCGCCGCAAGTGGTACGCAAAGACGCCCGCGGCACAACACTAAAAAACGACCGTCTTTCCCGACTTTTAAATATAAGGCCATGTCCGGAAGCGTCTACATATGACTTTCTTTACAAGATGGGTTCAGACCTTGTATACACTTCAAACGCTTTCGCCGTATTGTTCTACAATGACGATTTCACGCAACTTTTACGAATACAGCCGATAACGGTTCGGACGCACAAAATATTCGAGGACGAAGACGAAAATGTGTTTTTCCGCTTTAAGTGGGATTATGACGGCGTGGAATATACCATACCATATCAATTCGTTATCCACATCAAGGCAAGGTACAACAAAAAACGGTTTCTTGGAACGCCGCCGGAAAACGATTTGCAGAACTCGACGGAGCTTTTAGACACCACATACAACGGCATTAAAAATGTTATAAAAAATTCCGCTTCCCTCCGGGGCTATCTGAAATATAACAACTTTATCGACGACGACGAACTAAAAGAAAAAGTTAAGGAATTCAAAGAAGCCTATATGTCGGCAGAAAACGAAGGCGGCATTGCCGGGCTTGACAATGAACTTGATTTCAAGGAAATCACACAGCAGCCCCGGCAAATCCCTATTACGCAAGTAACCTTCTTCCGGGAAAATATTTACCGATATTATGGCGTCAATGAAAAAATATTGAATTCCACATATTCCGAAACGGAATGGAACAGTTTTTACGAAGCCGTTATTGAACCTATCGCGATACAATTATCGCTTGAATTTACATTCAAAGTATTTACCGAGCGGGAACGGGGCTTCGGAAATAAAGTCGTTTTTGTTACAAATCGCTTGCAATATGCGACATTACAAACACGGTCAACGATTGGAAAAGATTTGTTTGACCGCGGCATTATGACGATAAACGAATATCGCGAATTGATGTATATGCCGCAAATCGAGGACGGCGACGTACGCATGATTTCCCTTAACTATGTAAAAGTAGACGACCAAAGCTTATACCAGACAGGCAGAGAGGGCGACGACGAAGGCGGGAACGACCCTCCGGAAGACGACCCGACGGCCAGAATGACGACAAGCTATATCAAAACAAAACTTCGGAGGGGGTGAGAAAATGAGGATTTTTAACAGTATTAACAAGCAGCGACCGAAAGATAACTTGAAAGAGCTTTTAACCGTGAAAAACGAAACGCTAACAAGCGCAGATTTATATTTTTACGGTGATATCGTTTCGGATTGGTGGGGGGCATGGACGGACGCCGACCAATACCCGGAAGCGATACGGGATTTCCTGAAAGAGCAGGAAGGGAAAAACCTTAATATCTACATCAACAGCGGCGGCGGGTCGGTGTTCGCCGGGATTGCAATATACAATATGTTACAACGCCACAAAGGCTTGAAAACCGTTTATGTTGACGGCATGGCGGCGTCCATCGCTTCGGTAATCGCCCTTGCAGGGGACAAAATCATCGTCCCGTCAAACGCTTTCTTGATGGTTCATAAGCCGTGGGCCTTGTGCGCTGGGAACGCCCACGATTGCCGGAAAATGGCCGACGACTTGGACGCTATCGAAACCGGAATTATAAACGTCTACAAAGACCATCTCGCCGAAGGTGCGGACATCGCCGACATTCAAAAAATGGTTAATGAAGAAACATGGCTAAACGGCGAAGAAGCGGCAAAATATTTCGACATCGAGTTATCCGAGCCGAAAGAATATGCCGCAAAAGTTACCGACTTTATATCTGCAAACTGGCAAAACACCCCCGAACCGATTATCAAATCCGCGAAAGCGGTTGATAATAAAGCTTTTGCGAATGTGAAGGCAAAAATAACACGCCTTGCAATAAAGGCAACCTTGAAAGGAGTTTAACAAAATGACAATCAAAGAAATGAAAGCCCGCTTGCGCGCTATCAACGCCGAAGCGGCAAAAGTGAAAGAGGGCGACATCGAAGCCCTTAACAAGTTGCTTGATGAAGCAAGCGACATCGAAGCAAAAATCGACGAAGCGAACAACCGCGCCCGGCTTCAAAAGCTTGCGGACGGTGCGCACGACGACCCCGCCGCCCTTGCAGGGGCCGGCGAAGGTGGAGAAGACCCGGAGGACAGCGCAACGAAGCGCGGAAAGGCACTTATGGCCGGCGGCAAAGTAAAAAGAAAACTTGCCGTTCAAAACACCATCACTTCATCGTCTACCGTGCTTACACAGCACACCGCGCAAGATGTGAAGCCAACCTTTAACGAGGTATCAAGCCTTGTTGACCGCGTTAAAGCTATCCCGCTTCCCGGCGGCGAAAGCTACAAGCGCGGATTTGTCAAAGGGTATGGGATTGGCGGCTATACCGCCGAAGGCGAAAACTACAACGAAGCCGAACCGACTTTCGGGTATGCGGAAATGGCAAAAACCAAAATTACAGCATATTGCGAAGAACCGGAAGAAATCGCGAAGCTTGCGCCCTCTGATTACGATAGCGTTATCGGCAATTCGTCCGAAATCGCTGTGCGTAAATATCTTTCCCGACAAATCCTTGTCGGCGAAGGCGGTGCGGGGAAGCTTTACGGTATCTTCTACAATCCCACAAATGCGGCGGACGACATTATCGACCGCGACACGGATATTTCCATAACCGAAATTGACGAAACCACGCTTGACGAAATCATGTACGCATACGGCGGCGACGAAGACGTGGAAGACGTGGCCGTGCTTGTATTGAACAAAGCGGACTTGAAGGCATTTGCGACTTGCCGACTTGAAGACGGTAGGAAAGCATATACCGTCGTTAACCGTGGCAACACCGGAACAATTGACGGCGTGCCGTACATCATCAATTCGGCTTGCAAGGCAATTTCGGCCGCTACAACCGCCAACGGAAATTACTGCATGGCATACGGCCCGTTGTCGAATTACGAAATGCCCGTATTTTCGGACATGGACATTCAGCGTTCGAACGAATACAAATTCAAGCAAGGCCAAATCGCACACCGCGCCGATATTTTTGTCGGTGGTAACGTGGCAGCGCATAACGGCTTCCTTCGCGTAAAAAAAAAAGATAGCGTAACGGGTGAAGGTGAATTAACCGTAACTTCAACTGCTTCCGAAACAACGACGGGTAATACCGTAATTTCAATAGTGGAAGCATTAGGGAGCGGCAACAGTTACAAATACAAAACAGCGGCAAGCCCGATAATACCGTCCGTCGGTGATGTTTGTTCCTCTGGCTATACCAATTGGAACGGTTCGGACGAAATCGCCGCAGAGAGCGGAAAAACAATCGTCGTTGTCGAGGTAGACGCCGAAAACAAGGCGGTCGCAATCGGAACAGCTATTGTCGTATCGAAGGAGTAAACGGGAGGGTATGCGATATGGTAACACAAGAACTTCTTAACGCCGCAAAAATACGCGTCAGGAAGACCACAAGCAACATACTTGACGAGGACATACGGCAGCTTGCGGAAGTCGCCATACGCGACCTTGAACGTATCGGTGTAGCCGACTTTTACTTGTCGGCTTGCACCGACCCGTTAATCCGGGAAGCGATAATCACTTTCGTAAACGCAAACTACGGGGCGAACCCGGACAAAGAAAAGCTAATGAGTGCCTACGATATGTACCTTATCAAGATAAAAGGGGGCGGCTACCGTGTGCGATGATATTATAACGCTTGTTTGGCAAACAGAGGACGGAGAGGAAAAAACCGAAGTTATGGCTTCGGTCGAAAGCGTTAGTCAATCCGAATTTTTCGCCGCCGCGCAAACAGGGTTCAAGGCACAATATAAAGTATCGTTTTGGGAAAACGACTACGACGGACAACCCCTTGTCGAAGTCGGGAACGGCCGATACACCGTCTACCGTACATATTCGCGCAACGACCAAAAAATCGAATTGTATTTGACGGACAAAGCCGGGGTGTAACCATGGCAAACGCTATCGACATTGGCGACTTTGCAAAAACACTTGCCGCCGAATTAAACAAATATACCGAAGATATCGCCGAAGGTGTAAAACAAGCAACCGACGAAACAGCGCAAGAACTTTTGAAGAACACAAAAGCCGACGCCCCGGTCAGAAAAAGAAGGTATCAAAAAGCGATTTCGATTAAAACGGTATTTGAAAACGACCTTGAAAAGCGGGTTCGGTGGTATGTGAAAGCCCCGCATTATAGGTTATCACATTTACTTGAAAAAGGACACGCAACGCGAAACGGCGGTCGCGCCGCCGCCTATCCCCACATTGCGAAAAACGAAGAAACCGCAAAAACAAAATTTGTCGAGCGGGTCGAAAGGGTGGTAAAGAATGGCGGTAAATAAAGAAATCGAAGATATGCTTTCCCCGGTCGGGCTTCCTCTTGCCTACCGCCAATTCAAGCCATACAAAAATAAACCCGTTCCGAAGCCGCCTTACCTGATATACATAATCGAACGTGAAAAAGGTAGCGGCGCAGACGGAAAAAACCTTGTAAAAGAAAGAACCGTAACGATAGAGCTTTACAGCGACCGAAAAAGTACGGAACTTGAAGACAAGGTGGAAGCTGCCATATCTGCTTTTGAATTCGACAAATACGAAGACTACATCGAGGGCGAAAGTTTGTACATGGTGTCATACGAAATTATTATCTATCAAAAAATTAGGAGGTAGAAAAAATGGAAAATAAGAACAATGTCGAAAGTATTGTGCTTGGCAGCGGAAAGCTTTACTTCGATGAATTCACCGGGGCGATTCCGGAAAACGCCACAATCGAAACCGACGCTAAACTTCTTGGACTTATTCAAGGGGGCGCAACGATAGAATACAAGCCCGAATACTACAACGCCGAAGACGATTTCGGCTTAGTGCAAAAAACCGTTGTCACGAAAGAGGAAGCGACATTAAAATCGGGCATTTGCACTTGGAACGGGAACACATTGAAGACAATGTGTTCGACCGCACGGGTCACAGAAACAGCCGAAAAGCGTACCGTTAAAATCGGCGGGAGCGGCAAGGACGACGGGAAACTTTATGTCTTGCGCTTTGTGCATAAAGACGCAAAAGACGGCGACGTGCGCTTAACCATCGTTGGAAAAAATCAATCGGGATTTTCTCTTGCGTTTTTGAAAGACAAGGAAACCGTCATTGACGCAGAATTCAAAGCCGCCCCGCACGACACCGACGGAACGCTTATCATCTACGAAGAAACAATTCCACAGGAAGAACCCCCATTAGAGGGGTAGGAGGTAAAAACAATGCTTGACTATACACAACGCGAAAAAAAGTTTTTACCCGTTAAGCTGATTGACGGCGAAACACTTTTCCTTTGCCCGCCCAAAAAGGGGCTTTATACGAAGCTTGTTTCTCTCGAAGAAAAACTTAACGCTACCGAAGAAGTCAGCGAATTATACGACGAAGTAACAAATCTAACCGCCGCCATTCTTTCGGACAATAAAGCGAAAACGGCCATCACGCCGGAAAGGGTTGACGAAATTATGGATATCGAGGATATGGCTTACCTTATCTTTGAATATTCAAAATTTGCGCAACAACTCATAAAAAACCCAAACTAAAAATACCACATTACCCACAGTCCGGCGGGGATGTGGTTTTAAGCTACGATGTGTACACTTATCCGGAAAAACTGGTAGCGGACTACGCGCGAATTAACTTTTTAGAAGTTGAGGAACTGCCGATAGACGTTTACTTGTTGTATATGCGCGACGCTTTTATTTACAACAACAGCAAAACAAAAGAGGGTCGCGAATATCTCGAAAAGTGTTGGCGATTGGAGCAGACGAAGCCGGACAAACAAGCCTTACGGCAAAAATTCAGGAAGGAGGGGTCAAACAATGTCTAAAAACATAAAAGGCATTACAATTGACATCGGCGGCAATGTAGAACCGCTTAATAAAGCTCTTGCAAGCGTGAAATCCGAAAGCCGAAGCATACAACAGGAGTTAAGGGCGGTAAACACGCTTTTAAAGTTTGACCCCTCCAATTCCGACGCATTGGCACAAAAACAAAAGCTTCTTGCCGAAGCGGCCGACAAAGCAAGGGAAAAACTCAACTTTTTAAAACAAGCGCAAGCCGAAATCGAAGCGCAATTCAAAGCGGGAAATATGGGCGAACCCGAATACAGAGCGTTTCGAAATCAATTAACATACGCCGAAGCAGATGTGCGAAAAGCGGAAAAAGCAATAGATAATTTCGGTAAAGAATGCGAAGACGCCGGGAAAGACGCAAAGGGAGCGGGCGCAGACAGCGAAAAAGCCGGAAAGAAAGCGAAACAATCCGGCGACGACGCAAAAGACGGCGGGAGCGGATGGGAAAAATTCGGTAGCTTAGCGGCGGGAGCGGGGAAAATAGCGGTCGGCGCAGTTGCTACGGCTTCGGTTGCCGCAGGGGCTGCAACCGTGAAAATGGTAAAAGAGGTAACCGGGTCTTATGCGGAATATGAACAGCTGGTCGGCGGCGTAGATACGCTTTTCAAGGACAATTCCTTAAAGCTTCAGGGCTACGCCGATAACGCCTATAAAACGGCGGGCCTTTCGGCTAACGACTACATGGAAACCGTAACGTCATTTTCTGCAAGCCTTATTTCATCCCTTGGAGGGGATACGGGCAAAGCGGTTGAATACGCCGATATGGCTATTACGGATATGTCCGACAATGCCAATAAAATGGGTACGGACATGGCGTCAATACAAAACGCATATCAAGGCTTCGCAAAGCAAAATTACACCATGCTTGACAACTTGAAATTAGGGTACGGCGGCACAAAAAGTGAAATGGAACGCTTACTTGCCGACGCGCAAGCTATTTCAGGGATTGAATATGATGTATCTTCCTATGCCGATATAGTTTCCGCAATCCATGTTATACAAGAAGATATGGACATCGCCGGGACAACGGCATTAGAAGCCGAAGAAACGATTTCGGGGTCGCTCAATTCTTTTCAAGGGGCATTAAAAAACCTTGTAACGGGATTCGGCAACGCCGACGCCGACATGGCGGGACTAACAAAAAACCTTGCAAGTGCATTCCGCGACGTAGTAAAAAATATCGTTCCGGTGCTGAAAAATATTGTTACAGCCCTACCGGAAGCGATAAACGAAATAATGGCAGCCGTCAGCGAAATATTACCGATACTTCTTGAAACCGTAACGGAAATATTCGGGCAAGTCTTAGAAGCGTTGTTGAAATTATTGCCCGAACTAATCCCCGTTATAATCGACGCCGTTATGTTAATTGTACAAACAATAGTTAACAACCTTCCGTTATTACTCGACGCGGGATTGAAAATAATTATATCGCTTATAAACGGAATTGCACAAGCACTTCCGCGGATTATACAAGCCATCGTGGACATAATCCCGAAGTTAATACAAGCCATCGTGGATAACTTACCACTTATCATTCAAGCGGGAATAACGCTCTTATTATCCCTTACACAAGGGCTTATAGACGCCATACCGCAGCTTCTTGACGCATTGCCAACCATCATAGAAGCGGTATTAAATGGAATTTTGGAAGCTATCCCGCAGCTAATAGACGCAGGGATACAGCTTTTTACCTCACTTGTGGAAGCCCTGCCAACGATTATAACAAAAATCGTTGAAGTGTTGCCGCAGATAATTACAAGTATAATAACTACCCTGATGAACAACCTTCCCAAACTTATAGAAGCCGGAATTAAGCTATTCTTGGCAATCGTTACGGCAATGCCGACGATTATAATTGAGATTGTAAAATCAATCCCGCAAATCGTACAGGGTCTTGTAAACGGAATAATTACGTCTATTCCAAAAATGATTGAAGCGGGAAAAAAGCTCTTAACATCGCTTCCGCAAAAACTCCCCGAAATTATTTCGCACATAAAAGAGAAGTTGGGCGAAATGTTAAGGAAAACCAGAGAAGCAATAACCGACTTTATCCCGCAAATGGCGAAAGCCGGGAAAGACCTTATCGAAGGGCTTTGGAACGGGATAAAAGACGCGGGGGCGTGGTTATGGGACAAAATATCGGGCTTCTTTGGCGGCGTAATGGACAAGATAAAAGGATTTTTCGGTATCAAATCCCCGTCAACATTATTCCGGGACATGATAGGAAAAAACCTTGTCAGAGGAATAGAAGTCGGCGTGGACGTAGAAACGCCAAACCTTCAAGATAGCCTTGAAGACAACTTGGGAAGCGTTACGGCGGGCCTTAAATCAACGCTTGCGCTTGAAACCTCAAAAGCAAGCATAAATCCGACCGTATCAGACGGGGCCGCACATCTTGGCGGTATCAGCTTCAACATAGAAAAATTCGTTAACAATACGGAAAAAGATATGCGGCAGCTTGTCGAAGAAGCAATGGAAGTCGCAGAGGAATACACAAGACGACGCGGGGGTGTGTTTGCGTGAATGTAAATCAGTTTATTTATAACGGGAAGCGGTCATACGATGACATGGATTTAATTATCACGGAAACGCCCGCCATCGTCGCCCCGGAGCGGGATATATCGTTTACAAGCATACCCGGCAAAAGCGGCGATGTTATAAGCGACAACGGGCGTTATAAAAACATTGAAAAAGAATACCGGGTTACGGCCATCGCCGACCCGTTCGATATGCCGCTTTTGGCAAAAAAAATCACCGCATGGCTTCAAAGCGAAGCGGGTTACGGTTTGCTTTCGGATACATACGACCCGAATTATTTTTACTACGCAAGATATACCGGGAAAATAAGTATTGCCGACAAAATGCGGCTTTTGGGAGCGGCAACGCTGAAATTTTATTGTAAACCCTTCAAATATTCCTTTGAAGGGCAAAAGGCTTTTAGCATAACGACCGCCGCGACGGTTATAAACCCAGAAGGGTGCGAAGCCACGCCATACATAAAGATAACCGGGAGCGGGGACATTACGCTTTCAATAAACAACGCTTCGTTTGCGTTTGTAGGCGTTGACGAATATATCGAAGTAGATAGCGAAATGATGATAGCGTTTAAGGGAACGGCTCTACAAAACAATAAAACTTTGTTTACGGACTTCCCGAAGCTATCACCCGGAACGAATAATATATCATGGACGGGCGCGGTCGCGTCCGTTGAGATTGTGCCGAGGTGGTGCGCGTTATGATACCTATTCTTTACACATCAACCGAAAGCAACTTTTTACATAACGGTATCGGCGCCCTTGCCGACGCTCTTTCCTGCAAAGTTACAGAAGCAAGAAACGGAGCATTCGAAGCGGAATTTACTTACCCCATCGAAGGGCGGCTATACCCGTATATCGCCGAGGATTGCATTATAAAAGCAAAGCCGAACGACACATCGGCCCCACAACTTTTTAGAATATACAAATCGTCAAAGCCGACGGACGGCGTTGTCACTTATTACGCCGAACATATATCCTACACATTGAACGGAAACCCGGTTGAAGAAATATCAATAAAGAACGCAAACGCACAAACGGCCTTATCGAATATTCTTGCCGCCGGCCTATACGAACACCCCTTCACGGCTCAAAGCGACATAGACACATTGAATTCAACATCAATTTCGCTTGCCACCATCCGGTCGGCTCTTGGCGGCATTCAAGGTTCAATGCTTGATGTGTGGGGCGGCGAATATGAATTCGACAACTTTGTTATAAAGCTGCACCGCGCAAGGGGGCTTGACGCAGGGGTGAAAATTGCTTACGGAAAGAACCTTACCAGTATAAAGCAAGAAAAGAGCATATCGGAAGTTTATACGGCTGTATATCCTTATGCCAAATACACGCCGACCGACGAAGACGGGCAAGCCGAACAGCCGGAAGAAATAACGGTTACGCTTTCCGAAAAGGTTCTTTATAGCCCATATGTAAACAATTACGCCCGCGTTCGGGTTCTCATGAAGGACTTTACGGAGGTTTTCGGCGAAGGCGAAGAAATAACCGAAGCGGCCTTGCGGGCAAAAGCGACTTCATGGGTAAATAACAGCGGGTTCGATATTCCTTCCGTTAACATAGCCGTATCGTTTAAGCACCTTTGGCAATCGCCCGAATATGAAAAGTATGCGCCCTTGGAGCGGGTCGGGCTTTGTGACACGGTGACGGTTGTTTTTGATAAGTTAGGCATACAAGCGACCGCAAAGGTTATCAAAACGGTATATGACGCGCTGAAAGAACAGTACGAAACTATAGAAATCGGGAACGCAAGGTCAAACTTCGCCGACACCATAAACGAGCAAACAAACACTATCGAGGGCGTAAAGCATGAAATTAAAAAGCAATCCACGGCGGCAAATGTCAAGCTTGCGGAAGCTATCGCACGGGCAACAGCAGCAATAACCGGGCAAAGCGGCGGTTATGTGGTGCTTAACCCGTCAAACAACCCGCAAGAAATTTTAATTATGGACGAACCGACAATCGAAGACACGGTTAATATATGGCGTTGGAATTCGGGAGGTCTTGGGCATAGCAATAGCGGCTATAACGGGCCTTACGAATTGGCGATAACAAACGACGGCGTAATCGTCGCCGACTTCATAACCGCCGGGACACTCAAAGGCGAATTGTTGGAAGCGGGCAGTGTCCGAACGAACGCTATTTCGCAGGGGTACAAAACAGAAGTCACGGACGAAATAACAGGGGCAAAAAACGAAGTCGAACAAGCTTTCGTTGCCGCCGACGACCAATTACGAAGCTTTATTCAAAATGTATCCGAAACCCTTTCGGGGGACATCAGCCAAACAGAAACGCAAATTTCAGAGCTTTTACAGACGGTCGAAAATCTTTCGCTATCGTTCACAAATCAATATACGGGCGGTATAAACTGCATTTCGAATTCTTCCGGCCTGAACGGCGTTTCCTCTGATTGGCACTATACCGGAACGGTTCAAACATTACAAAACACGGATACGAAGAACAACACTCTTTCGTCCTCTTGCTTTTGGGTGGGAGCGGGTACGCTTTCGCAGGAAGTCGCCACGATAGCGGGTTCAACATACACGCTTACCTTCAAAATGAAAAAATCAGCCGTTCGCGGTACGGTTAAAATTATTGTCGGAGGAAGCGAAATTGAGGTTGTGAACACCGCAGACGCCGAAGAATGGACGGAACATACAACAACCTTCATTGTCCCGTCGAACGCTTTAACGGTGGAAATATATTCGTATGCGGACTATCTATACATCGCGGACATTATGTTGACGGAAGGAAGCGCAAAGCAGCGATGGACGCCCGCGCCAAATGAAATATATACAACCGATGTTAAAATCGACCGCCGCGGTATACACATAACAAATACGGAAAGCGAAACAAGCACAATTATTAACAATGTGGAATTTGCAGTTTTGCATAAAGAAACAAAGGTTATCACGGTAAACAAAGATACGACCATTCTTAAAAAGACGGTTGTTGAAGACGAATTAACCGTCGGAAAATTAAAAATCGTTCCCGTTGCGGGCGGCGTGGACGAAATATTATTGGATTAAGCGGAGGTGTGAAAAATGCCGACATGGAATAGTGGTTCGTACGACGGACGATATTTACAACTGTATATATCTGAAACAATAAACACCATAAACAATACTTCAACGCTTAATTGGAAGCTATCATCCATCGGCGGCAATGTGAACTATTACACCATCGACACAACCACGGTAACGATAAACGGGACGCAAGTATATTACAAAGACCGGACATTATGGGATACGAAGGCATTCCCCGCGGCGAAAGGTAGCGTGTCGGGTTCAATCACGGTTGCGCACAACCCCGGCGGCGACAAAACTATCGCCATCGGCTTTTCGACAAGAGTATATTATTATTCGACGATAGAGTACGGCGGGAATATGACACTTATAAACATTGACCGCACCGCGCCGACGGTAAATATTAGCACTTCGAGCATAACCGCAACTTCGGTTTATGTTTCGGCTTCGGCTTCCACGACGTGCGACTTATGGCAATACAGCAAAGACGGCGGGAGCAGTTGGACGCAATATTCTACTTCAAGCACGACAAGCGCGGGAACGACAATAACCGGACTATCGCCGAATACATCTTATACGATATTGGTTCGCGCCCGAAAGAAAACAAACCGAGTATACGGAACATCGGGTAGCAGAACGGCAAAAACGCTTGGGCCGGCCGTATTGAACAGCGTATCAACTGTCACAGCAGACAACGCTACCGCGACAATAACGTTTAATTGGACAGTGTATTCAACTTCTTTCAATTATGAACTTGCGGTAAAAAACGGCTCTACAACAATTACAACGATTTCAATTCCGGCGCAAACATCGACCGGAACGTCAAACAAGACGGTAACGCTTACCACCGCGCAGCGGTCGGCGATACTTGCGGCCATGGCTTCCACTCCCTCTTTTACGGGGACATTCGCATTAACAACATACAGCGGCGGCGCACAAATCGGCAGCACATCGAGCAAAACGGCAACGATACGAACGACCGCCGCCAACAGTGCGCCGACATTCTCAAATTCGGCAGGGTTTACATATCAAGACGTTAACGCGATAACCGCCGCCATAACAGGAAACAACCAACTTTTTATACAGGGATATTCAAGTCTTAGGGCGACGGCATATTCGGCAATCGCGAAAAACGGCGCAACAATAACGCAGTACGAAGCGACCATAAGCGGAACGACGGTAACGTCGAGCGGGACAACATTAAATATCGGCATTGTGAATTCCGAAAAAAATGCTGTGCTTACCGTAAAAGCAATCGACAGCCGGGGTTATCCCGTTCAGGTTCAAAAGACAATAACGGTTATCGCCTATAAAGGCATTGAGATTACAGACATCACAATGCGGCGCATGAATGAGGTAGAAGCAACAACACAAGTAACGATAGACGCCGATATTTCAAAAATTCTTGTTTCGTCGGTGAACAAAAATGCTTTCCAATCCTTGAAATACCGATACAAAAAAACAAGCGACGCTTCATACGGAAGTTATGTAACGATTACAGACGGAGCGGTGGCGACAGATACAAACATCACATACGACAATAACGAATTTGTGTCGCTTGACCCGGACTATTCTTATAACGTTCAGTTTTACATAGAAGACAAATTAACATCAAACATACTAACGGTAACAATCCCGCAAGGAACGCCGCTTATATCCAAACGGCGAAAGAGGGTTGGCATAAATAATCGCAATCCGCAATCCGCGCTTGATGTAGTGGGCGAAATAATGATGAACGGTTATAACGTTCAAGGCGTTATTGGAACGATAGAAACGGGAGCGGATTTCAACACCATAAAAAGCCCCGGAATCTATTTTTTCACAAACAGCGGTTCGTATCCGAACAAGCCGGGCGCGGCGGGCATTCTTGAAGTAATAGTTGGCGGCGATAATGTGATACAACGGTTTACAGAAATATCGAGCGGGTGCGCTCTGTATGTTCGTTCCTATATAGCTTCATCGTCAACATGGACTTCGTGGACTACAAAATAATTTAAGGAGGACTAATAAAAATGGAGTATGTCAAGGAAATTACGGTAGACTTGTCCGGCGAAATGTACTTTAACTACATTACAGCCGTACAGGGCGACGCAAATTCACGCTATGTTAAAATTACGCTTTTAGCGAACAATCAGCCGTACACGCCGCCGGAGGGCGTAACGGCGGTTCTTCGGTGCAGGAAGCCGGACGGAACGAGCGTTTTCAATGAAGCGGAAGTCGTAGACGGAAGCGTTATTGCGGAGCTTACGGAACAAATGTTAGCCGCAGTTGGGAATTGCCGTTGCGAAGTTACGCTTTACGGTTCGGACGAAAGCGCGTTGACGACCGTTCCTTTTGTCGTTAAAGTCACAGCGGCAGCGGTAGACCCCGACATTACAAGCGCAGATGAATTTACAGCACTTACAAACGCCCTTTCGCGCGTGAATGAAGTAGACGACGTTGCAAATTCTGCACTTGAAACAGCGACGGAAGCTTTAAATAAAATGTCGGAAGTCGAAGAAAATATCGACGAACACACATCAGCCGCCGACGCGGCAACCACAAGAGCGAACACGGCAGCCACGCAAGCCGAAGCGGTCGTCGAACAAGCTTCGCAGCTTGTAACGCGATACGGTGTTCGTTTTGGCGGTTCAGCAAACACGGGCGCGACGGTTTCACGCTTATATAACGCCGTCGGTCTTGTTGCGGGGGTTGGAACAGAAGCGGAAACCGCAACGAATAATTTCGATAGTATTTACCCTTGGAACGCCCGCCGCCGTTGTTGCGGAACATTCGACGCGGTCGGTAACTTTGTTATCAACGCTTATCAAGACGAACCGGGATATGCGACGGACGGGTCGAACGGCGAAGTATGGGTGGAACATTCCTTATTCTTCTACAAACACACATACGACGGCGACGCCGAAGAAATCACAATTTCGGCGACACAGCTTGCGGGGTTCTTCCCCGCCCCTATCTTTGTTAATGCCGACGGAACATTGCGGCAAAAGGCATATACGGCGGCGTACCCCATGGCAACGGTAGACGGAAAGGCCACGTCAAGAAGCGGCGTATTTTCCGATATATGTTCGTTAAATACCGCAATGACGACCGCCCGAACACTTGGCGACGATTACACAGTAACAACGACCGCCGAATGGTATACCGAATGTCTTTATATGTGGGTGGAGTTTGCAACGCGAAATCTTCAAAGCGTTATGGCGTCGCCTTCGGGTATGCCGTACACCGCGACAGATACGGCGACGGTCGCAGAAAGCGGCGTAAACCGGATTATTGTTACGAATGCGGTTGCCGCTAAATTCGTAACCGGACAAACAATCCTTATCGGAACATCGCTTGGGAGCGGCAATATAGCAAACAACCGGATTTTAACAGCAATCGAAGAATACGACACCGACAACAAAGCGTTATTATTCGACGGCGAACCCGTTAATATCGCCGTCGGGAATGTAGTATGTTCGGCGGCGTGGATAAATGGAGCTTGCGACACCGTGCTTTCGACTTCCGGTTCGCTTGCATCTAACGTGAGCGGGAAGCACCCTTGCATATACAGGGGAAAAGAAACGCCATACGGAAACGCCTTTGAATGGATTTCGGACGTTCTTTTCAAACGAGAGGGAGCGGGAACGACCGAAGACCCGTACACATACGAAATTTATTTCCTTGCCGACCCGACAAAATACGCAACCGGAGCTATCACGGCAGATTACACAAAGCTAATTTTTAACCTTCCGCAAGCGGACGGATATGTAACAAAGCTTGGAATCGACAGTCGATTTCCATTTTTGCGCATTCCTTCGCAAATTGGAGGGGCGACAACGACATATTATTCGGATTACTATTACTATCCGCGAAACGCAGTATGCGCGGCGACTGTCGGCGGCGATTGGGACTATGGGGCTGCTGCCGGGCCGTGTTGCTGGAGTTGCGCCCACGCGCCTTCGTATTCGAATGTCTATCGTCGCGCCCGCCTTTCTTTCCACCGTTCATAACGGGGGTTTGGGGGCGGTCAGCCCCCCGGAGGGGTATAACGTGCGGAGCGCGGCGAATGTCGGCGGCAATTGGAACAATGGGGCTAATGCCGGGCCGTGTTACTGGAATTGCAACAACACGCCTTCGAATTCGAATGTCAATCGTCGCGCCCGCCATTCTTAAAAAACAAAGAAATTCTTGCGCGTTATATTCCTTGCCGCTTGGCAAAAATTCGTCGCTACGGTTGGGGTTAGTAAATAATTGAAAGCCCTAAAGACTTTAAGAAAGAAGATATATGATGAAGCGGGTAGGATTTTTATTTCAACAAATAGTCGACATCGAGAACATACGCCGGGCAATTCGCAACGCCGCCCGCGGAAAGAAAAGCCGCCGCACCGTGGCGAATGTGCTTGAACACGAGGAACAAGCAGCGGAACAAATCCGCGAATTACTCACTTCGAAAAAGTATAAGCCGAAGCCGTATCGAGCGTTCGACATCAGGGACGGGGCAAGCGGGAAAGAACGGACTATTTATTGTCCGGCGTTTTATCCCGACCAAATCGTCCATTGGGCAACAATTCAAATTATTGAACCTATCATCATGAAGGGAATGTATGAATTCAATTGCGGGAGCATACCGGGGCGCGGAATGCACTATGGAAAGAAGTATATCGAACGTTGGTTGCGCCGCGACCGAAAGCATACAAAATATTGCTTAAAGCTTGATATTAAAAAATTCTATCCGAACATCGACAAAGAGGTTTTAAAAACAAAATTTCGGGAAAAAATCAAAGACAACGAAGCGTTATGGCTAATTGATACGATTGTCGACAGCCACAAAGAGGGATTACCGATTGGCAACTACACTTCGCAATGGTGGGCGAACTTCTATCTTGAAGGATTAGACCACTACATAAAAGAAAAGTTGCACGTTAAATATTATTTGCGATATATGGACGACATGGCGTTGTTCGGAAACAATAAAAAGGAGCTTCACAAAATACGCAAATTGATTTCCGAATTTATTTCCCCCATAGGCCTAACCCTGAAAGAGAATTGGCAAGTGTTCAGAGTAGACAAACGCCCGGTTGATTTCTTGGGGTTTCGGTTTTATCGCGAAAGAACAACACTTCGCCGCCGCAATGCCCTTCGTATTCGCCGCAGGGTGAACAAGGCACACAAGAAAGGAAAAGTCACCGTGCGGGACGCGCGGGCGATATTAAGTTATTTAGGGTGGGTAACGCATAGCGATTCACGTTATTTTTATGATGTGTATATAAAGCCCTATGTAAATATAAAGAAATTGAAGGAGGTAATCAGGAATGAGGACAGAAAGCAACATCAAGCCCGCGCCGCTGATTGTTGAACGTTGCGCCGACGGATTGGGCGAAGTCGTTTTCAGAGAAAACATAACAGAGCAGGAGCGGGAGGAAGGAACGGTTTATGTTTATGACGAATACCGAACCGCCGTTCCGTACCGGGACAATCTCTTGTCAACTGTAAAAAAATCAAAAGCGGCTTGGCTTGAAAGGGCAAAGGCAGACGAAGCGGCAATCGAGCAACCGCCCCCGTCACTTGAAGAACAGATAAAAAGCCTTCAAACGGAAAATGAAAAACTTCGCGAAAGTAACGACATTATCGGCGCGGCTCTCGAAGAAGTTATCTTAACAATTTACGGGGGTGAATAGAGAATGGCGAAGTTTCTTGCTATGCGAATTATCGAAAATAAAACCACATTCGACAAAGTGCCGGACGCGCTGAAAGAAGCAGTTGCGACTATTCTTTCCGAACAAGGTTTTAGCAATCTTGTTGCGGAAGGAGTGTAAAACGTGTTTGAACTTTTAGTAAAATGGCTTGTTCCGTTTCTATGCGGAAGTGCGGTATCAATCGCCGGAACATTTGTCGGGACATTGAAAAAAGGTCGTAAGCGGGATAAAGCAATAGAAGTCGGGTTGCAATGCCTTCTTCGCGCCGAGATTATCCGGTCTTTCGAAAAATACACCGAAAGAAGGTATTGTCCAATATATGCGAAGGAAGCCTTAAAGCGCGAATACGACAGTTACCACGAATTGGGCGGGAATGATGTTGCGACGGGGCTTTTTAAGAAAATAATGGAGTTACCGGAAGAACCGTCGGGGTTGGAGGGGAAGAAATGAAAGCAAAAAAAGTGAAGGAGTTTTCAAAGAAAATCTTTGTCGGCGTCGCTCTTGCAAACATCATTATAATTGCGTTTGCTATTTATATGATATACATAACGGGCGACTTGACGCCGCTTTCATACTTGATACCCGCCGCGGCGGCAGAAATGGCAACGACGACGGGCTTTTACTACTCGAAAGCAAAAGCCGAAAACAAAATCAAACTCATGAGCAACAATAACGAAGAATCGAAGCCCGAAGACATCGGGAGCGCAGACGATTATTAAAGGAGGAAAAAAAGGATGAATATTATTAAAGCGTATGCGGTTAAAAATGATTGTTACAAAGCCGCCCGAAAAATGACCCCGAAAGGGATTGTCGTTCACAGCACCGGGGCGAACAACCCCAATTTGAAAAGGTATGTTGACGCCCCCGCCGAAGTTGGTAAAAACCAATACGGCAACCATTGGAACAACCCGGCTTCTGTTATGGGTCGTTCCGTATGCGTTCATTCTTTCATCGGGTACGCGCTAAACAACGAAATCAAAATCGCAAACATTCTTCCGTACGATTATTGTTGTTGGGGAGTTGGGAGCGGGTCGAAAGGAAGCTACAACTACAACCCGGCGTATATTCAATTCGAGATGTGCGAAGACGACCACAAGGACAAGGCGTATTTCGAAGGGGTTTACAAAACCGCCGCCGAGTATTGCGCGTGGCTATGTAAAAAGTTTAATATCCCCGTAGAAAACATCGTCAGCCATCAAGAAGCTCATGCGTTGGGGTATGGAAACAATCACGCCGACCCGAGTAATTGGTGGGGCAAATTCGGGCGCACGATGAACCATTTCCGCGCCGATGTAAAGAAGCTTCTTTCAACGCCCGCCCAGCAGCCGAAGCCCGACAACAAGGCTTCATACGAAATCGGCGACATCGTAGAATACAAGGGGACAAGGCATTACACATCAGCAAACGCCGCCACGCCGAAAACTTGCAGGCCGGGCAAAGCGAAGGTTACGGCAAAATACAACGGGAAACACCCGTACCACCTTGTCGCCGTGAGCGGCGGCGGCTCTAATGTTTATGGTTGGGTGGATGAAGCGGATATTGAAGGGGCCGCAAAAGCCACGCCGGCAGCCCCCGCCACATCGCCCGCAAAAATCAAAGTCAAATCGACCGTTCGCGTGAAAAAAGGCGCGAAGACATACAATGGCGGCGGGCTTGCTTCGTTTGTGTACACGCGAAACCACATCGTCAAGGAAATTAAGGGCGCCCGCGTCGTTATTACATATGGCGGCGTTGTTGTGGCAGCGGTTAAAATGTCAGATTTAACGCTTGTTTAATAGGAGGATAGACAATGAATGTATTAAATTTATTTCTTCAAAATTGGGATAGCGTGTTGCTTGTTGTAGTGTTTATCGCCTTTGTGATTTTTCTTTGGGTGCGCGGCGAAAAAGGCGTCGTGTTCAAAATCCTTTATAATCTTGTCACCGAAGCCGAAAAGCAGTATGGCAACGGCACGGGTTCGTTAAAACAAGCGGCGGTTATTGATTGGGTATACGACCGCTTGCCCGCCGTCTTGAAACTATTTGTAACAGCGGCAACGCTTGAACGATGGGTCGACGAAGCCGTCGAGAGGGCAAAAGCCGAATGGGGCAAGAATGAAAACATTAAAGAATACATACAGAGCGGGCAACCAATCACGCTAACAACCACGCCCGCAGGGACAACGATAGACAAAGCCTTTTTAACTGAACCATAAGCACACAAAAGTAAAATAGCGGGCAGGGCTTACGCCTTGTCCGCTATTTTACTAACAATTCCGAACACACCGCCGGGCAAGAAAAATATAAAGGTGTTCGAATTATTAAAGATTGGTGGTGTCAAGGGGAGCTTATCCGAACACCCCTTCACCGCTTCGGAAACGGCTTCTTCGGCGGCTTCCTCCACAATGTCGGCGGTTATCTCGTTCTTTTCCCCGCTGTAATTATATGTGATGATAATCTTATCATCGTACAAGAAAACCTTGTTGACAAACATATCTATAATTTCCTTTTGGTACGCCGGGTCGTCAATGTCGCCGCCCTTGAACCTATTCAAGAAATATATTACTTGTTCCCGCTTTATCACCGGCCGGGCAATGTTCTCTTTTTCAATCTCGACTTGTATATCGTCGCGGGCGGTTTCCAATTCAAGCAGCCTATCGCGTGTGGTGTCGGTGAAGACCCCTGCTTCGATAGCCTTCATAATATTTTTAATGGCGACATTTGTTTCCGACAATTGCTTCTTATAATAATTCAACATGGATTTGTCGTCGCACTCTTTCCGCTGTATCTCAACAACCCGGCCGGCGATATATTCGATTACATCGCCTTGAAGGACGGTAGCCGCCGTCAGCATGGCAACTTCGCGTTCAAGCCATTCTTTCCTAACAGACTTTTTCTTGCAAGCGCGCTTTGTCTTGCGCTTCCGGCAAGTATAATAATAGAACATATTCCCACTTTTACCCGTGCCGCTATCCCCGACCATCGTTCCCCGACAATGCCCGCAAAAGATTTTTGAAGTTAATAAAAATGATACATCGCCGCCCCGCGCCCGCGCCGGGGCTTTTTTATTTTTGTCCATTTCCGCTTGTACCCTCTCAAACAATTCTTTTTCGATGATTTGCGGCACTCCGTCGGGGATAACTATATCATGCCATCGGTATTCGCCTATATATTGACGATTGCGAAGAATGCGGGTTATTCCGTAGTGCGTGAATTCGTTGCCCTTCATGGTGCGTATTTCTTTGTCGTGCAACATACGCAGAATTTCAGCGACTTTCATTCCGTCGTCGTATGACTTGAATATCAGGCGAACAACCTTCGCCCCGTCCGGATCTATGTGAAACTTGCGGTCTTTGTCGGTGGTGTATCCGGTGGCAAGTCCCGACCCGTTGAATTGTGCTTTATATGCGCTTTCGCGCATACCGCGAACAATCTTTTGTCGAAGCTCTGCCGAATAATATTCCGCAAGCCCTTCAAGAACGCTTTCGAGGATAATTCCTTCGGGGCCGTCGGGTATATGCTCTTTGGCGTAAAGCACTGAAACGCCATTCATACGAAGAATAGCTTTGTTCTTGGCGATTTCCTCACGGTTGCGCCCGAAGCGGTCTATCTTCCATACGATAACCGCTTGAAAATTTCGCCGCTTGCTATCGCGAAGCATTTTTTGAAATTCTTCCCGGCGGTCGTTTGTTCCGGTCTTCGCACGGTCAATATATGTCCCGACAACGGTTATTTCGTTTTCTTCGGCGAACTCTGTACAATCGCGTATTTGCCCTTCGATTGATTGTTCTGTTTGCCGTTCAGAGGAATAGCGGGCATATATAACAGCTTTCAAGATTGATACCCTTGTTTTTCCTTTGATTTTTTAATAGCCGAAGATATGCCCTTGTATGGCAAGTAAAAGAACAGCCAACAAAAGCCGTATATCATCCAACCGGACAATATCACGGAATACCACATCATATAAAACATAAGAATAAATACCCCTAAAATCGCAGCTGTGGACTTTTTTAAGCGTATGCCCGCGCCGATACGAAAACCGCCCATTCTAAGCAATGTTTTTGAAAAGCCAACAAAGAACATGAAATCCCCTCCGTTCGTTATGTGGTTGTAAATGATGTTTCGAGCTTTTCACCGCCGCCGGAAATGACGATACGGTGCTTCCCTTCCGCTGTTTTGCCGCCGACTTTCCATTCCCAAACAACAGAACCGGCCGCGTCAGACATTTTCTTTTCAAGCCCCGCCGCCTTACTTGCGCCTGAACCATAATACACGGAAATAGAATATTCAAAATTCGGTTCGCCCTTTATCTCAAGTCGTGCGGTTTCGTTTCTGCCGACCGGGGAAGTAACCGAAACAAGTTTAATTTTTTCAACGGTCGGCGTTGATGTTTCCGGCGGCGTAGAAGCGGAAGGGGGCGCGCTTGATACGGTGCTTTCCGGTATAGAAGTTTCCGTCGGAGTAATGACGGAAGAAGTTTCGGCTTCCGATGGGACTTCTTCGCCACCGCTTGAAGTTTCGCTTTCCGGCGGGGCTTCTTCGACAACGCTTGAAGATTCGGCTTCCGATAGGACTTCTTCGCCACCGCTTGAAGCTTCGCTTGCTGTGGGCGCGGAAGAAATATTATCGCCCGGCACGGTTTCCGACTGATAAAATACACCTATAATAATGACGGCAACGGCGACAATCGCAGAAACAACGGTTTTCGTTTGTTTGTTCCAATCGGAATATTTCCACATTACCCACAGTCCGGCGGGGGAAAAGAAAATTAAAAGCAGAATAATGGCTGTTTTGTTTTGATACCATTTCATAATCGTTCAAGAACCCTTCTTTATATTATATATACGAGAAGCCAACAAGGGACATCGCCACCGTCAAAAAGCGGCAATGAAATTTTTAGCCTATATTTTTTATTTGAAAACATATTATTTATATTGCGGACGGTTTCCGAAATATCATCCGCTATCCCCCCGCCCGCTTCTTCGGCGGCTTCAACATCAAGAAGCTTATTAACGGACGCCCGCATTTCCGGCTTTTTACGGTAAGCGGCGACAAGTCGCTTTTCTTCGTCGGTCAAATGTTCGAAACGGTCTTCTTGTTGTTGGGGGGTGTCAATCCACCCCATTAAATAAGAAGGTGAACATCTGAGTATTTCAGATAATTTATATATGGTTTCGTGTTTAATGTTTTTTATCTCGCCGCTTTCGTATCTTTGGGCGGTGGCTTCCTTAACGCCCAAAAATTCGGCTACTTGCGGCAAGGTTAAACCGACAGCCAATCGTCTTTCTTTAATGCGTTCGTTTAATATGCCCATTCATTCAACGCCCTTCTTTTTTACAATAATAGCATAAACTTTCGCAGAATGCAACAAATCACAAGCAAAATTATAGAAATCTTACGCAAAAGGTATTGACAAGTGAGAAGTGCTATGATATATTTAACTTACGCAGTGCGTAAGATTTAAGACAGGAGGTCGAGAAAATGGCAACAAAGAGCCCTACGGACGCAATCGCTTTGAAAAAGATAATGATTGAAAAAGGATTTAAAACAATCGGAAGTCTTTCAGAAGCGGCAGGAATCAACCGAAATACACTTGGAAAAGTGTTGGACGGTAAAACTCAACCGTCGGCCGAAGTAATGAACAAACTCGTCGAAGCGTTGAATATTCCACCGGAAACCGCAGGGATAATTTTTTTTAACAAAGACTTACGCAGTGCGTAAGTAAACAGGAGGAAACACAATGCCAACATTAAAAGTACGCCCCGGCGAAACCGCAGTAAAGCCCGCACATATCCCCGACCATCGCCGCGACACAATCGCCCGTCAGACCCTTGCGGCGGTGGAACGCTTCTTCGCTATTCCCGGCGTTCAAGAAGATTACGAAAAATGGCTTGTTGAATATAGGAAAAGAAAGGCGGCGGCGGTATGAAAAAGATTACATTAACAGACGAACAGGCTTCGACGCTTTCAGTTTTCCTTCTTGTAACAACAAAATTCAGAGAAGGCGAAATTGAAGCTTGCCGCAGTTTGGCAAAAGAAAAGAACGAAGACGGTTCACCAAAATTACCGAACATGGCTTCAAACGCTGAATGGTGGGAAGCGACACACAAGGAAATTGAAAACATTATTAAAGCGGTTGACGGAGGGGTGACAGAATGACAAAGCGAATATGTCCCGAATGTGGGAAAGCGGCGCACTCTGCCGACACATCGCCCCGCCCGTGGGAATGCCCTTCGTGTGGCGGGAGCATACCATCACCGGAGGGCGGCGCAAAACTTGACGCCGCAAACACTCTTGAAGAAATGCAACTGTATTGTAAAAAGTATGTTTTGACTGCCGCCCGCAGAAATGGCAAAAGCATTGATTTTGAAAATGTCGCAAAACAGATACAGGCCCTTGAAATAGCAATAGAGGAATTAAGGAAGGTGAAATAAAAATGACCGTTGAAGAAATGAAGTCAGATTTTACGGCAAATGAATTAACCAATCTTATTCGCAAGATTGATAAAAACATTGAGCGGGCAGAATACGAAGCGCACCCGTCCGGCGAAGAATTTGTGCGGGTCTATGAAACTTCCGGGCGCATGGCGATTAAAGTTTGCGTTACAGCGGACAGCCTTTCGGCCATGACACGGGACGTTCTACGCAAGATAGATTGAAGGGAAATAAAATGGTTGAGCTATTACACGGGAAAGAGCTTGAAGAATTTCGTAAAAAGGTTGACATGGCAAAAGCCCTTGAACCGCCGCATGATAACGAGTGGGTGAAGTCTTTTGTAAATCTTCCGCTTGAAGTGAAAATCGGAAAAGCGATTACCCGAATTATTGAATGGATTGTATACCACGAAGGGAAAGTCTATGTTTCTTACAGCGGGGGCAAGGATTCGACCGTACTACTTCATCTTGTCAGAAGGGTATATCCGGAATGCGAAGCGGTTTTTTGCAATACAGGAATTGAATATCCGGAGGTAGCAAAACACGCTATTGCACAGCCTAATGTTACGGTAATAAAAACGCAAATATCCTTCAAAAAAGTTATTGAAGAATACGGATACCCGTTGCCAACAAAAGAAATAAGCCATTTTGTAGCTTGCGCCCGTCGCGGCGCACCCTCCGCGATTAAAAAGTTAAACGGAACTTATCCAGGAAAAGATGGGAAGCCGTCCCGTTATTGTTGCCCGCAATGGAAATATCTATTAGACGCACCATTTAAGATATCGGATAAATGTTGCGATGTGATGAAAAAGAAGCCGTTTAAAGAATTTGAACGCAACAGCGGAAAGAAACCGTTTATCGGAACAACGGCGGCAGAAAGCTATATGCGGAAGACGGATTGGCAGCGGCGCGGGTGCAATGCCTTTTCAGGTGAACGCCCAAAATCAAAACCGCTATCGCCATTCACAGAACAAGACATTTTGCGATACATAGTAATGTTCGGGCTTGAAATCCCTTCCGTATACGGTGAGATAAAGCAAGACAGCGTCGGAAAGTATTACACGACGGGAGTTTCAAGAACGGGTTGTATGCCCTGTATGTTCGGCGTTCATTTAGAGCCAAAGCCAAATAGATTTCAAATTATGTACAAGACGCACCCGAAGCACTATAACGCTTTTATTAACAAAATGGGGCTTGGGTCGGCAATGGACTATATCGGCGTAGATTATGCCCCGGATACACAACTTACACTATTTGAAGATGAATAAAAAGGAGTTTTTAAAATGGCAGGACTTGACGCAACTATCACGGTTTCAAATTCAGAATATCGCCCGTGCATTGTGAGAGGGCAAAAAGCTTTGTTTCATCAATGGATAGAGCGGGCGCAAGTTGTACCGCCTTCGCCGATGGTCGGCGGGCATAGCGGCGGCGTCATGAAAGCCCCGTTTGGAATAATCGAACGCGAAGACGGGAAAATCGTTGAGGTAGACCCGGAAAGTATTCAATTTGCGGACAACCATTTCAAGGAATTTGCGTTCGAGAGGGCCGGCGATGAATAACAACGAATTAAAGGAAGCCTTTGTCGCCCGCCGCCCGGTCGTACATAACGGCATAATATACGAGCGGATTTCAGCAATCATATATCGCCTTCGCCCCAACGGCACAATTTACACCGAAGCGGAGCTTATGGACAAATGCGGGCATTCCGTTTCGATTGTCAGCCCGGAGCGGGTAAAAGATAAGGAGGATTAAGGAATGGCAGACGTTGACCGTTGCGTAATGTGTGGACAGGCTATACCGGAGGGAATACAGATATGTCCGATATGTCACCAAAACGCACACAAAAAACCGCCTTCCGAAAAAGCGTTACGGAAAGTGGCGAAAGTAATAAAAGATTTTTGCGTCGGCAGAACCGACAGCATGAAAAAACCTTGTGAAAAATGTCCGATACGGGACATTTGCTTCAATCAACCGTATTTGTGGGAGGTGCAACCGTGAAAGCATTATTAAAATACCCCGGCGGCAAATGGCGCATTGCTAAAAAGATAATCGAAAATTTCCCGAAGCACAAAGTATACCTTGAACCATTTTTCGGAAGCGGGGCCGTATTCTTCACAAAAGAACCTTCCAATATGGAAACAATAAACGACTTAGACCATAACGTCGTAAATTTGTTCAAGGTTCTTCGGGAACAGCCGGAAGAATTAGCAAGACTTATTGAATTAACCCCGTTTTCCCGGAAAGAGTTTATGGATATCCAGGAAGAAAGAGCAGGAGCAGGAATACAGCTTACGGACAATGAAGTCGAAAACGCCCGCCGTTTTATTGTGCGGTGTAATCAAGGCTTCGGGAGCAAGCTATCCGACCGCGTCGGATGGAAGCATACTTGCACTTCTGCCGGCCCGAAGAATCCGAAAATATGGGGCAAAGTCCCGGAAATCATTATACAAGCCGGGGAGCGGCTGAAACACGCACAAATCGAATGTATGTCAGCTATAAAGCTAATCGAAAAATATAACGCCGAAGATTGCTTGATTTATGCCGACCCGCCATACATAAAAGAAGCCCGCCCGAAGCGTATGTACCTTTATGAAATGCAGGACGAAGCCGAGCATTTAGAGCTTTTAGAAAATCTAAAGGCGCATAAAGGATACTTCGTATTGAGCGGATACGACAACGAAGTTTACCAAAAATCCCTGCAGGGATATAGAAAAATCGAAATCAACACATATGTAAATTCCGGCCGGAGTGCGACGGAATGCCTATGGCTGAATTTTTAAGGAGGTTGAACAAATGAACACAAAATCACCGAGAGGGACAAAGGCCCGAAAGAAGCCGCTTCCGGCACGGGCAAAGCGCATTATTATTTCTTGGGTCGCCTGTTTTGTAATTGGCGGCATTTTCGGCGGTATCGTCGCCGTTGCGGTGGACAGGCTTTCGGCAGCACCCGCAAAGGCTAACGCAATATTGCCGGAATACGGCACACGCGACGGGAGGGTCTTTAACGGCGGCGAAATGTCTATGGATTGGGGCGGCGAATACGCCTTTACGCCTATTGATTGCGCTTTATCCGAAGAAGTACAGGAATTCACATTCTACCTATGTGAAGGATATTACATAGACTTTCCGTTCGCTATGGCGGTAATGTTTTGTGAAAGCAGCTTCCGCGCCGACATTGTGAGCGGGACAAACGATAGCGGGCTTATGCAAATCAATGTAAAAAATCATAAATGGCTATCGGAGCGGTTGGGGCTTGACGACATCATCGACCCTTACCAAAATATCCGCGCCGGGCTTTACATATTAAGAGGGCTTTTCGAAAAGTACGACGACCCCGCAAAAGTGCTTATGGCGTACAACATGGGCGAATACGGCGCGTCAGTGCTTTGGGAGCAGGGCATAACCGAAACAACCTATTCAAGGAAGGTTTTACAACAAGCGGACATCTACGCCGCCGCATTGGAGGGCGGGAAATGAAGCATTGCACTGACAAAATAAAAAAGTGACCCGTTCGCCATTAACGAACGAGCCACCGGAAACGACTATCGCCGCCCCTTCAAAACCTATATAAATTATAGCATAGCGGCGGCGAAAAGTCAATAAAAATGCGCGCGATTTAAGGCGCGTTCCGGCCTTGTATTGTATAGTATCTCATCAACCAACAAGGGCCGGGAAAGATTGATAATAAAAGGAGTGCCGCAAAAATGGAAAACAAAAATAATAAATCTTTTTCGTGTGAAACAATCCGTCCCGTCCGTCCGTCATTTTATGAGATTTTAGAAGAAGTTAAAGTACAAGTGGAATTCGATTGTTTCAAAGACAGAGAAAAAGCGCAAGCGAACGAAATTTGTTTGATTATTACGGAGGTTATGAAACTTAACCCGGAAAATGAAATCAAAATTGCCGGGGTTATGCTTTCGGTTGGAATGGTTCAAGAGGTTTACGGAAGTTTGGAAAACGACCATATCGCCCTTGTGTTGGAAAACTTCCAAAAAGTTACATACGAAATCAGAAATAAAAAAGCCTATCTTCGAACCGCAATTTATAACGCCGTCTTTGAATTTGAAAGTCACTACGAAAACCAATATCGAAAAGACTTCGGCATATAAGGCGGTGAAGACGTGCAAAGAGAAAAGAAAACAATATCGGGGCCGCTCTTGGAAGTTGATTTTTACCCCGTATTCAACGATGGCCGCAGAATGCCGACCCGCGCACCAAAAACAAAGCCTTCGACCGCCGAACAGCGGAAATATAACAATACAATTGCAACAAAGAAACTTATTCGGCTTGCGAACGCAAACTTTAATACAACGGATTATCTTATGCACCCGACATATACGCCGTCGCAAGCCCCGCAAACGGAAAAGGAAGCCCGACGGGACATCGTGAATTATCTTCGCCGGGTTAAAACGAAACGGGCTTCGGAAACGAAGAAGCTTTACAAGTCGCTAAAGTCGGCAGAGGACGCCGCCGCAAAACTTCCGGACAATGAGTATCTTTCTGCTTCCGTTCGAGAATTAAAGCAGAAAATAAAAAAGCTTGAAGAACCGTTTAAGTACATTTATGTTATCGAAAAGCAAACATACAAATCCGGAAAATACGCCGGCCGGGTAAATTGGCACTTTCACTTGTTCTTAACCGGAGGAATAGAAAACAAGGTGCTTGAAGGAATGTGGACAAATGGCGTTCGAACGAATTGTAACAACTTTCAGCCGGACAAATTCGGGCCGGAAGCCGCGGCGTTGTATATGTCCAAAGACCCGCAGGGTTCAAAGCGTTTCAGCTATTCGCGAAACCTAAAGCAACCAAAAACGCCCCCGCCGAAGGACGGCAGAATATCACGCCGGGGTGTGGAACAGCTGGCAACGAAGCGCATTGACGACGGGGAATATTGGGAGCGCAGACACAAGGGATATCGCTTCTTGCGATGTTACGCACGATTTAACGAATACAATTCGCAATGGTACGTTACCGCGATTATGTACAAAATGGACGGGCAACCGCCCAAATGGAGGGAAGAAGAATGGTTAACGACGGATTACTAACGCTTGGGAGCTTGTTTGACGGAATAGGCGGCTTCCCGTTCGCCGCACAAATCGCCGAGGTAAAACCGTTATGGGCGGCAGAGATTGAACCGTTTTGCGTGGCGGTCACAAAACAGCATTTCCCCGATATGCTTCACTTCGGGGATGTGTCGAAGATAAACGGCGCAGAAATCCCGCCCGTGGATATAATCACCTTCGGAAGCCCTTGTCAGGATTTGAGCGTAGCGGGCAAGCGCGCCGGGATGAAGCATAAAAGCAACGGCGACGACGAAACGACCCGAAGCGGGCTTTTCGTGGAAGCCATAAGAATAATTTACGAAATGAGGGAAGCGACAAATGGACAATATCCAACTTTCATTGTTTGGGAAAACGTCCCCGGAGCATTTACAAGTCATTCCGGGCGCGATTTTAGAACCGTGCTTGAAGAAATCACAAAAACCGATATTCCAATGCCTACAAGTGGAAAGTGGGCGAACGCCGGAATGGTTCGAGGGGGGGCAATTTGCGCCGCGTGGAGATTGCTTGACGCTCAATATTGGGGCGTCGCCCAACGAAGAAAGCGTATCTACCTTGTCGGAAGTTTTGGAAGCGATTGTGCCGCAGAAATATTATTTAAGCCCGACAGCGTGCGAAGGTATCTTGCGCCGCGCGGAATGCAGAGGGCGGGAACTCCCCCAACTTCTGAAACAAGCGCTACTTTCGCAAATATCGCAGAAGGAATGATAAACGAAGAACAATACGCCGTTGATTTTGGAAGAACGGCAGACAGAATACAAATTAACGCCAAACAATCCGTTACACTTTTAGCAGAAGGCGGCGGCGGTGGCGCGAAATCAGGGTTATATCTTGTTCCGCAGCTTGTAGCGGGATTTCACGGACAAAACAGTATAACCGCGGCCGGCGTTGAATATCGCGAAGAACAAAGCCCAACACTTACCCGCAAAAAAGAAGCAGATGTTATATACGCGCTTCAAGGTTCGATGATAGGTCGAGCGGATAAAAACGGCCCGCAAGGCGACGGAATAAATGAAGACGTATGCTTCACGCTGAACACATCCGACCGACATTGTGTCGCCTATAACAATTCTTCATTCGGTGGATATACGCCGGGGGTCGGCACTATTCGGGAGAGCGGATATAAACGACCGGAAGAAAACATTATATGCGATTTATGGGAATGGATTGTGCGCCGCCTTACTCCTCTTGAATGCGAACGGCTACAAGGCTATCCGGACGGATGGACGGTTTTACCCGAAATAACGGATATGTCCGATGAAGATTACGAATTCTTCAAATCGGCGTTTATGCTCAATAAACAAATCAAAGGTCAGACCGTGAAAAAAGAACCAACAAAAAAACAGATAATCAAATGGCATAACAGACTTTTCAATGACAGCGCGCAATATAAAGCGTTGGGGAATTCCCTTGCTATCCCTTGCGCCTTGCGTGTAGTCGGATACATAGCAGAACACGTTAGAAGAGAGCGGACGCACCATGCCAAATAAAAACGGATATCAGCCGACAAAGAAAATCACAACCACGCCGCCGCATTGTGGGTCGAGTGTAAATACAGCGGGAGCGGGTCGCCGCAAGCCCATTCAGCACGAAGCAAACGAACAAGAAGCCTTGTTCAGATGGGCGGCGTTTGCACGGGGCCGCTTCCCGGAACTGGAATTGCTTTACCATAACCCGAACGGTGGCAGCCGAAATAAACTTGAAGCGGCGAACCTTAAACGGCAGGGCGTAAAAGCGGGTGTCCCTGATTTATGCTTGCCGGTTGCCCGTGGAGGGTATCACGGTTTGTATATCGAAATGAAATACGGCAAAAACAAGACTTCCGAAAAACAAAACGAATGGTTGTTAGCGTTGCAAAGGCAAGGCCATGTTGTGAGGGTATGCTACGGGTGGGAACAAGCCGCCGAGGTTATAACAAAATATTTAGAAGTGAGGTAGAAAAAATGGGAAACTGGACAGAACGCGAAGACAAAGCCTTAAAAGCAGGGTACGAAATCGGACGCCCTATTTCAGAAATCGCCGCCGCATTAGGACGAACGCCCGGCGCAGTGCGCGGAAGGGCTTCCGCTCTTGGGGTGGCAAGAAACAAACCGGAAGAAATTGACGAAATCGGCTTCGAGAACGAAGGGATTTGCCGTCTTTGCGGGCAAATATCCTTGACCGGGGGGGATTGCGATTGTCCGGGCGCAATGCGGGAACGCAAAATACAAGACCAAATCAAGCGGGCTAAAATTGGAATTCAAGAGGTTTTCGGCGAAGGTTGCGAAGAAAGCGGATATAAGCCCGTTTCAGAAGAAAACATCCAAATCATGAACAAGGCGGCGGCACAAATCGCCAATTACAAAATACACGCCGCGCAATTCGTATTACCGAGCGGGACACGGGCAAAGCTTACGCGCGGAGCAAAAGGCGCAATCAAAGTCGAGCGGTCGGAAACGAAGAAGCTTGCTATGGAGGTTGAAGAATGATATCGGAAAGATTTATGGCAACAGGCAAGGACATTAAAACGGGTGAAACGATATGCGGCTTCCCCGTGCGCAGAAAATCAAGGTTTAGCGAACTTGAAAGTATGCTAATTGAGGACGAATACCGAACAACAAGGATTGTCGACCCCGAAAGCATAGCCCCGTTGCCCGTATCGGTTCTTTTTGGCGAAAACGGAAACGCCTATTGCCCCAACTGCCGAATAAAAATCGGTATATTTCATGGTCGGAATTACTGTACGGATTGCGGGCAGCGGTTGGAGTGGGAGGAAAAAGAATGAATTACATAGCCTATTTCGTCACAGCAGCTTCTATTACCGGAACGGTTGCAAACAGCCTTCAAAAGCGGTGGTGCTTTTGGATATGGATTTGTACGAATACGTTTTGGTGTGCGTACAACACAGCTTCGGGCAGCTATGCGCAATCTCTGCTTTACGCGTTTAATTTCGCAATGGCCGTTCTTGGGCTGATAAAATGGCGAAAAAAAGAACTTTCGGGAAAAGAGGGCGCAAAATGAAACCAGTAAAATTCAAGGAGCAAAACATAAACTTCACCGCACCGCAAGGCATGACCGAAGAAGAATGTGGAACGCTTCCGGTGCATATTCACGATAACGGAATTGTGAGTTGTTGGAAAATGAATATCCGGGAGCGGATAAAGGCTATTTTCACGGGCGTTATATGGATGAACGTTATGTCAAAAAATCAGCCGCCAATATGGCTTGGGACTGAAACGCCATTTATCAAAAATACGGAGGTGGAAAAATGACCGGAATTATTATCACGTCGATTATATGCGGAACTCTTGTAGTTATCTACGCTATCGACAAAATAAGCAAGAGGAAATGAGAGGGCGCACAATGAAGAAGGACGTTACAAGAGATTACACAACGGAGGTATTCCGGACATATGCGGCGGCGGGTGCGCCTTCATATGCGGCGGCGCGAATGTCCGTATACGAAACAGAGCTTTTGAAGCGGCGGGAACTCGAACCTTCGTTAGCAATAGAACAAGCCGAAATCGCTACAGAAAAGCAAACGCCATACTTACTTGACATCATGGCAGCACACAAAACCTTTGAACTGTTAGAACGCGGCGGCAAGGCGCATATTATAGCAGCAGTAAAGGCAGTATATTTTGTTTGTCCGCGACAGCCATTGCGCAGAGGGGACACAACCGAGCGGGTACGACGCTTTGCCGTTGCGTGTCCCACAGACGAACGCACGGTTTACAGGTGGCTGAAAGAAGCCCGGTTGTTGTGCGCCGCTATTCGGGGGCTACGAATAACAGAAGCGGACATGGGTAAATATCTCATTGCCCTATAAGTTGTCAGTAGTGGGGTATGTTTATATGCTATGCTGTATACGATGAAGAATTATGAAAGAGCTGTAGGCGTTGCCTATGGCTCTTTTGTTTGTGGGGTAACACGCCACAGAAAGAGCGCAAGGGGTGGGAGCGGTGGCGAAAGATTTTGCGAAAGGGTTCTACCTTTCGAATGCGTGGCAGAGAACGCGCACAGCGTATTATAAATTCCGTTGCGGTATTTGTGAACGCTGCAAAGGGGCCGGCGACATAGTACATCACAAGACATACATTACGCCGCGCAATATAAACAATCCGCGAATTACTCTTGACTTCGCGAACCTTGAATTACTTTGTCAGGATTGCCACAACAAAGAGCATTTTAAAAAAACAAACAAGCGGTACGCATTCGACGCAAACGGAAAGGTCATACCCCCCGTCCCCCGCGAAAACCGTTAGCCGAGGGAAAC